GAAGACGTTGTTAGCTTTACCGATACCAAGAACAGGAGCGATTCAACCGAGAGGAAGTAGAACAGAAGGGCCTTTTTGAGGCCAAGGAAGAGAGGAAGTAAAATAATCCTTCCGACGGCCTCGACGTTGAAGCGCATAAGCTTCGTCATCGGGACCGTCATCCTTAGGAACAGGAAGAGAGTTTTGTAAGTTTTCGTCGCGATACCACTCATTCCAGATGAGGTTATACGCACGAAGAATAAGAGCGTTAGGCATGTCCGGTTGGTCAATGCCAGCAATTTTGGTCGGGAGACCGAGATAGTCATAAATAGAGTTCTCAGCAAAGCCGGCAGAGTGAGTCGCCGCACTCAGCTGAGGAACTAGGAAATCAGTAGAGTCGCCCGGATCCTCCTGGGCGCCGTTGAGTTCTTCCCAGTTGTCCCAAACCAAACGGTTCGGAACAAAGAAGTAATGAACGTCCAAGAAGACGTTATCCATATAAGGGAAGATAGGTGTCGCAAGACGAGCGAGAAAATGACTCGAAGCCTTCATCGTGTCGCCGGGAAGAATCTCGTCGACAAAGAAGGGAATAAGAAGACCCGAGTCGAAAGTAGTTTTGTGTTGAGCAGAACGATCGAACACAGATCGTTGAATATTAGCCTGAGGAATTTTGGAAAAGTGAGACTGAGAATTGGAGCCTACAGAGTTACGAGAACTGCGGGATTTACGTGCCACGGGCACTCCTTGGTTAAGAAATGAGAAAGGGGCCGGTTAAGGCCCCTTAATGCGAATTTAGTATTAAAGAGAAGGTTGTCGATTTCTAGAGAAATCAGCAGCAGAGCCAAGATCTCGCGGAAGCTCGAGAGGGGAAAGAAGACCCGTTGAGGGATCGAAATCGGCGAGATGCATCAAACGAAAGTCGTTTGGAAATTTAGAGATCATCGACTCGCCCTCATTAGAAACAACCTCCCAGGAGCGGATTGCATCCGCAATGTTGGGAGAGAAGTTTGGGCGAAGATAAAGTTCAGCTTTGAGATCTCGTACAGCAATTAGAATCATTAGAGCACTCCGCGAATTAGGGTCTTTTCCGTGACCAGTTTACGGACCTCTAAAGAGAGGTGCCGTTGATAAACCCCCTTAAACCATTCATCGGGGGTTATTTTTTCTTGCGCGTCCTCGCGCGCTTTTTTGACTTTTGCATAGAGACCTGGGTCGACCTTTTCAAGGAGTCGGTCAAAGTATGGAGGCGGCATGAAGGCGCCGCGTCCAGGAAGGACGACGTGGTCCTCGGGGTAGATGTCTTCAGACCATCGTTCAAAGTGGGATCGGCCAAGGCCGTTGGAAGAGCGCTGGAATTCAGGCGCTCTTCCTGAGTAATGAGCTTCCGAAGAAGCTCCCGTAATTTTTTTAAGGACGTAACGGGCCACGTACGCAGCAGATTCAAACGTGAGCTCTGAGTAACGATGCAATCCGTGGCCCCATACGGAAGAGATATCTGAGTGAGTAAACTGACGTTCTCCTGAACGAGCAGGCTCCGTTTCAGATCGGTCAGGGTCGACACTTTGGGTGTCGAAGGGGCCGAAGAGGGCAAGGTGGTAGTGCGGTCGCGACGTTTGGTCGCCGTATTCACCGCACGCGAAGTATTTGATTTTTTCCTTGCCATAATAATTAAGCCTCGACCTTAGGTCTCGAAAGAAGGTGGTTAAATGCGACGGAACCAAGGTACCATTATCTGGTACGTGATTGTCGTCGTAAGTTAAAGTGAGAAAACACGACTTATCGTGTTGTTGAGATTCCAAGAGTAGGCGGGTAGCCCAGTCTCTCGATTTCTCGAGACGGCAACCGATACATTGGCGGCAAGGGAGGAGTTTCGCTCCAAGAGGAGCGGGTCCAGACCAGCTAGAAGCCTTGCCCATGAATTTAAGTGGAGTCTTGCCGTTCCGCGTGCGGCCGGGCATAGGACCAGCAACCTGCTGGGAGAAGCATGGCACTGCTTACCTCCAGTTGAATGTGAGCCCGGGGGCAAAGCCCCCGGGTTTTTTTAAAGGCGAATGCCGCCCCTCATGGGGGACTTCGCCAGATTTTTTTTATGCGTTTTGGCTCCACGTCGTAAATTCTTACGGGAGCCTTTTCTTGACGGTTTTTGTCGGCGCATAAGGGGTTCCTTTCAGGTAACCATTGTTGACAGAAATGATTTTCTGTCAGTGGTGACAGTTACAACAAGGAGTGTACTGTCACCGGGGTCATTTTGGATGACCTTTTTTGTTGGGGATTGCGGCCCCTGACGGGGCCGTGGCCGGCTCCGTTCCGGCCATTTCGCCCTGCCCGGGCGAGGAGAAAGCGGGAGAGCTCGACGAGGGGTTAACGCCCCCATTGCCGTCGAGACGCTCTGGAGAGGATTTACCGAGCTTATAGCGGTGAATTTGATCGTCAGAGAGTTCGGTAATCCGAGCGGGATCATTGCCTAGCTCAGCACGCAGTGCGGCAGGCAGTGAGGAGAATGCTTCTTCGGCCTTTGCGACCAAGTCGTAGGCCGTCATCAGATCAGGGACTTCAGAGAAGTCATCGAAGTGAGGAACGCCAGGATTAAGATGACGCGGGGCAATGCCCCGCATGGCGTTACGGACGATGCGATTCATATCGCACTCGTCCTTGAATTGTTGTTGGGTCAGCGACCCTTGGGGAGGAATAGCTTCGACAACAGTGCGACGAACGCGATCGAAGCGGTTACGAACCTGAATTTTAGAAGAGTCCTTAGATTTAGTGGTTTTCATTTTACCTTAAGTCCTTTCGAGCCAGATTTTTCGAGAGCTCTACGCTCGCGCGGAGAGCCGGATTTAACAGTCGGAGTACGGAACAGGTTCGAGAGATTTACAGCAGAAGTGACAGTGCCAAGGGCACTAGAGACGCGATCAATAATGGCGTCATATTTAGCGGCATCTTTATCGATGTCCGCATGTTCGAGAGCAGCAGGAAGCTCGGCTTGATCACGACGAGCGCCAATGCGCTCGCGTTGAGCAGCAGCATCAGCACGAGTTCTTTCATGATGTCGTTTCCACCGTTCTTCGCCGGCGGTATCCGAATCATATTCAGAGCGGCGAATGTCATACGACATAGTCGCCTCATTTTTAGCATTAGAAAGACGAGTAGATTGTGTATTCGCCTCAATAGCTTTCGCTTGTTCGAGTGAATTAGCAGTATCAGCAAGAGTTTTACTAGTAGAGGCATTTTGAAGATTTAAGTCAGACTCCATACGAGCGAGAGACATAGCAGAAGTGCCGGTATCACGAAGAATATCGCCCATACGAGTTTGAGGGGCAGTGAGAGTCGTTGAAGCCCCAGAAGGCGCAGAGGCTCCAGAGCCGCCAGTAGCAGAGAGAATAGGATTAAGGCCAGCAGCGCGAAGATCAGCAACTTCTCGTTGGTGCGCAGAATTAGACATCCTTTCCTGGAAAGCCATCTGCTCGCGCGCGATGGCTTGATTCATTTCATTAGTTCTGCGCTGAGATTCGATATTGTCTTTGTTGCCCATGATCTGGCCAACAGTGCCGGCGAGCATACCTGCGCCGGCTATAGCAGTCATTGGATCCATAAATACTCCTAGTGTAAAAAAGGGGCCCCGAGAGTTAGGGCCCCTAAGTTCGGAGATCCTACGATCAGAAGTGATCGATAAGTCCTGGGACGGAGTAGGTAGGCATCGGACGGGCATGTCGGATCTTAGTGTACGAATCGAGAATAAACTGAGGTTCCGACGGAACAGCAATAATACGATCGATGGGAGGATCCTCTTGAACGATGCCAGCAAGAGTAGGAAGGGACGCGAAATCGAGTCCCAAGTGCCAAGAATCAAGAGAGGCAGAAGCGTTAGAACGGAACTGACCAGTAATAATAGAAGGGCGATAACGATATTCGGCAAAGCGTTCCTGATAGCCGAAAACAGCGTTATTTTGAGTTTGATCGCCAGTCATATAGATCTCTTTGTTGAGAACAGCTTGTTCTCCGAGATGAGCAAGAGTTGGCCAATAGAAGTCGTAACGAGTGCGGCGTGACCACATGCGGTTCATACCTTGTTGGTAAGTCGTATCCGCACGTACAGAAATAATACCGAGCACGTGACCGTGCTCGACGAAGGAATGATTAAAGCCTTTGCGACCTGAAGCAACAGCAAAGGCAGCAAGATTGCCTTGAGGAGATTCAGTGTCGGTTTGAGAAGTTTGAGCAATAGGGTTGACGTTCACAGGCATAGTGCCGCCACCGATATACTCGGGGCGTTGAAGCCGGAAGTCAGGAGAAACTACACCGAAGTGAGATAATAGAATTTCAACGTAACGAGTGCCGC